TACTATTACTCGAGCCCGGATGTCTTGACGGTCCCCAACAAGACGGTCAATATGCCGAATGCCGACGTGGTATTCAATCTTTCCTCAGACATGATCTCCAAGATCAAGCGAGCCGCTTCAGTGCTCGGTCACCCCACTCTTCAGATCCTCGGTTCAAAGGGCAAAATTACATTGCAAATTGTCGACCTGAAGAACCCGACGGCCAATAAATACACTATTGTGATCGACGAGAAGAATGCTTGTAATGAGGTCTTCTCGTTTATCATGGTCATTGGCAATCTGAAAATGATGGCCGGTGATTACGTGGTGTCGGTCAGTTCAAAGCTGATCAGCCACTTCAAGAACACCAGCACTCCTGTCGAGTACTGGATCGCTCTTGAGAAAACTTCGACGTTCGGCAAATGAAGTCGAAACTAACCTAGGTACAACCAACAATGGAAAACACAGCAACAACCACAACCGCTACTAACACGCCTGATCAGCCTGCAACTCCTCCGCAGCTCGGTCTCAATGACCTTGCCGCAGTGGTACAGATGATCGACGTCTGCTCCAAGCGTGGAGCTTTTGAGGGCCCAGAGCTTAGCGCTATCGGCACTCTTCGCACTCGCTTCGTCGACTTCCTCAAGGCCAATCAGCCTAAGGACCAGGCTCCCGCAGCTCCTGCTGCAGGTGGAGTAGAGACCGTTCCAGGAGACGCTCTGCCGAAGGCCTGATAGTAGTACATCCGATCGGACTTTTGGCGCGTAGTCTGTAAAGAACGCGCCTTCTTTTTTTCACTGAACCACCATATATCATGAGCAAGATTCCTACCTCCCCGGAAGATACTAAAGCAATTCGCGAGGCACTCGATCAGATCTCTGAAGAGATGTCTGCAATTCAAACCAGCAAGACCCAGATCAACGAGATCCTGAAGGCGCTTGAGGACAAGTACAAGGTTCCGAAGAAGACGTTTCGAAAGGTTTCGAACCTGTACTTTAAGCAGAATGTTATCGAGTTTGAGAACGAAACATCTGAAGTCAAAGAGCTCTACGGTGCAATCTCTGGTGTGTACAAGACCCGTACCGCTTGATAGGATCTGAACCGCATGAATGAACAAGAATTTCTCTGGGTCGAGAAGTACCGTCCAAGCAAGATAGATGAATGCATCTTGCCCGAAGATCTGAAGGTGTTGTTTGCCGGAATCGTCAAGTCCGGGAAGCTTCACAATATGCTCTTCACTGGTACGGCCGGTCTAGGCAAGACTACTGTTGCACGAGCATTGTGCGATGAGCTCAACCTAGACTATCTATTGATCAACGGCTCGGAGGAATCCGGGATCGATGTGCTGCGAAACAAGATCAAGCAGTTCGCGTCGACCGTGTCATTGAATTCGGACGGACCAAAAGTGGTCATCCTCGATGAAGCTGACTACCTCAACGCGCAGTCGACTCAGCCTGCGCTGAGAGGCTTCATCGAGGAGTTCTCTAGCAATTGCCGATTCATCTTGACATGCAACTTCAAGAATCGAATCATCGAACCGATCCACTCGAGGTGCGCGGTGATCGAGTTCAACACCGACAAGAAGGCACTCGTAGGCCTGTGCGCGCAGTTCCATAAGCGGCTAGTCAGCATCCTCAAGGCCGAAGGCATCCAGTACGACGTTCGTGTTTTGGTCGAGATCATCTCCCAGTTTGCTCCAGATTGGCGTAGAGTTCTCAATGAGTGCCAGCGCTATGCCGCAAGCGGATCGATTGATAGCGGTATTCTGTCCAATCTGGCAGATCAGAATCTCAAGTCATTGATCACCGCCTTGAAAGAGAAGAACTTCAAGGATATGCGCTCTTGGGTTGTTGAACATTCATCCATAGATTCCTGCACGTTGTTCCGCAAGATCTACGACAACATGTCGGAGTACGCTAAGCCCCAGTCGATTCCTCAGATTGTCCTGATCTTGGCAGACTATCAGTACAAGGATGCATTCGTAGCCGACCACGAACTGAACACTGTGGCATGCATGACTGAGCTCATGGCGTCGGTCGAGTGGAAATAACCGGATGAACCGCAATATCTTCACCATATTTCTGGATGGTGCTGAAGTCGGGCGTCTTGAAAGAGACGCGGACAACCGCCTTGTCTTTGTCGGAGATGCGACTCGCAGCGCTAAGATCTTCTTCGACATGGTAACTAAGCATGCCGAACAAGAAGACGACTCGGCAGATTGGTGGAAAAAAGAATAACTATGTGGAGACTATGGGCTAAAGCCCTGGGAGAGAAAGCCTCTCAGGATAACCGTGAAGCGAACATTGTCGCAGCAATTCGAACACTCATTTTATTAGTTTACATGCTGACGAATGCGTTTATTGTGGCAGGTGTAATCAGACACTGGTAATGAATCCATTCGAGTATCTCAACAGCATAAACGACACCAAGAAGGACATCATGGTGGATGATATTGCTGAGAAGCAGTACGTTCCATTCATGGTCAACCGAGGTCTGTCCTATTTCGTAGACACCGTTCTGGTGGCCAACGAGATGAACCGGAATCACCATCTGGATCACCGCCTCCAATTCGACTTCTGCATAAATAGTGTTCGGAAGCGGAAACGTTTCAGCAAGTGGCTTAAACCCCATGAGCTCGAAGATCTCTTGATTGTCAAGGAATACTATGGCTACAATAATGAAAAAGCTAGGTCCGCCTTGTCGATCTTGAGTGCTTCGCAAATCGAAGATCTCAAACGCAAACTGAATAAAGGTGGAAACCAACCAAACAACACAGCCAAATCTAAGCATCGAGGAGACACCAGTCGAGTGGACTCCCGCCATGATGCTTGAGATCACGCTGTCCGAACCCGATGATTTTCTTAAGGTTAGAGAGACTCTCACCCACTTCAAAGAACTTTTTTTATTGGATGGCAAGCCGTCCAATCTCACAGTCAATGATCTACAGCGGAGAAACACTATTGCCACTCTGCTTTCTGATTGGGGTCTGGTTACAATCGTAAATCCGGATCAGGCAAAGGATAAGGCGCCGTTACGTCAGATTAAGATCATCCCACATAGGGAAAAGTCTAATTGGGAATTGTTGCCGAAGTATTCGATCGGCAACACGAAGTCTGATAAATAATTTTGCTGGCAATCCCGCCAGCAACCGGTGATGCCCAATTGGGGTTGCCGGGTCAGTAACATAACCTCGCTTAACTGGAGGAAACTCAGATGACAACGACAACAGGTAATACGACCGCGTATACGTTCCCAACTGCCTACACGATTGGCTTTGATCGACTCTTCGATCAAATGAACTCAGCGCTGTGGACAACAGGGACCCAGAATAACTATCCGCCTCACAACATCGTGAAGGTGGACGACGATCACTACATCGTCGAGCTTGCCGTAGCTGGCTTCAAGCAGGAAGATTTGAACATCGAGTTCAAGGATTCCGTGCTGAAGATCACCGGTAAGAAGGAAGACGACCGCGAGTATACCCACAAGGGAATTTCTTCCCGTGAGTTCACTCGCAACTTCACCCTCGGAGAATACGTCGAGGCAGTCAGTGCCTCGCTTTCCGATGGAATTCTGGCAATCAATCTGGAGCGCATCGTTCCAGAAGAAAAGCGCCCGAAGAAAATCGAGATTGGTGCACTCAAGACTAAGAAGGGTTTTCTGAAGGACTGAAATACTGAGTAATTGACCTGGCCGGCCGGCACTTTTGTGTGTACGGCCGGCCTTTTTTGTGCTAGGATCTGTGAGCGTGAATTTCTACACCAACGTTAGTCGGTTCGGTTCGAACATCCTCTATCGGGGTTACAAGGATGGCAAGCGGGTTCAGGAGAAGATTCGGTTCAAGCCGACTCTCTTTCTTCCTTCCAAGCTGAAGAAGACAACCTGGACTGCACTTGACGGAACTCCAGTCGAACCTCATAAGTTCGACTCGATGAGGGATGCCAAGGAGTTTGTCGAGAAGTACGAGAGCATCGACACCTTCAAGATTTACGGCAACACTCGCTACGTTTGCCAGTTCTTGCAGGAGAAGTTCCCTGACGAGATTCATTTCGATCGTGCGATCATCAACGTTGCCTCACTTGACATCGAGGTGATCTCCAACGACGGCTTCCCGAAGCCTGAGGATGCTGCGCATGCTATCAGTACGATCACCATCAAGAACAACATCGATGGCATCTTCCACATCTGGGGTCTCAAGGAGTTTGATGAAGAGCAGTCGATCTACAAGGGCAAGGTCAAGTATCGGCAGTTCCGCTTCGAGAAGGACATGTTGGCTAACTTCGTCCTTTGGTTCTCCTCGCCTGAACATTGCCCAGACATTCTGACCGGTTGGAATACCCGCCTCTTCGACATTCCGTACATCGTTAACCGGCTCGAACGGGTCTTCGGTCCGGACATGACGAAGAAGCTGTCCCCTTGGGGTTCCGTTGAGCCTCGTGAGGTCTCGATCAAGGGTCGTCAGGTCAAGATGTTCGATCTGCTCGGCATCTCTCAGCTTGACTATCTCGATCTGTTCCAGAAGTTCACGCTCAATACCTATGGTCAGCAGGAATCCTACAAGCTAGGTCACATCGCACACGTTGTCCTAGGTGATGCTAAGTTGTCCTATGCCGAGTATGGATCTCTGGCTAATCTGTACGAGCACAACTTCCAGAAGTTCGTCGATTACAACATCAAGGACGTCGACATCGTTGACCGTCTCGAGGACAAGCTCGGTCTGATCACGTTGGTCATGACTCTGGCTTACATGGGTGGTGTCAACTACTCTGACACACTTGGGACCACTGCGATCTGGGACTCCATCATCTTTCGTGATCTGGCCAGAAAGGCCATCACCATTCCTCAGTCCAAGGAGCAGGCCAAGACTCAGTTCGCCGGTGGTTATGTCAAAGACCCGAAGGTCGGCATGCACAACTGGATCTGCTCGTTCGACCTCAACTCGCTGTACCCGAATCTCATCATTCAATACAACATGTCACCTGAGACGATCCTTCCG